GTAGCACTTCTGCTCGGCAGCGTCATGCACTTGAACATTCACAAGTACGCTCTTCTTGCCCAGCAGATCACCAAGGCTGAATAATGTCGCTAGCCGACAGAATGGCCGACGAGCTCAAGGCGTTTCTCGAAGAGAAGATTCCCAAGTTTCTGATCGAAGTCTCTGAGGAGTACGGAGGAAATAGCCCTTGGGAAATGCCGATCGTTGAAGACTTTGTTGTTGTGCTAGCAGTCAAGGACTACAAGGACGGCGACGGCTCTGTGTTCTCCTTTGTGTCCAAGGACACGCCTAGTTATCGAGTGCGAGGGCTACTGCACGAAGCGTTGGACTAATGGCTGTCACCCCGGTCCAACGTAAAAAGTACTTCGAGGCCCGCGCCGCGGGCGCTTCCATTGCTGAGGCGGCACGTAAGGCGCGGTTCTCGGAGTCCACCGGGCACCGTATTGAGAAGTCAGCCAAGCAGCTGACTGATACTAGCGACATTGACTCTTCGGCTCGCAACTATCGTGAGCTCAAGATCGAGGCGAAACTCGAAGGCCCCAAGCCATATGATCGCTTAGGGCCTGAGGCCAAACGTGCCCTAGAGGACTTTGATTACTTCCGCCGCCGATACTTTGGTCGCATTAGTACTCCCTGGCAGACTGAGGCCGGCGTTGCGTTGGTTAAGTTGCTGGAATCCGAGGAGAAGGAGTATGTCGTAATGAACATGCCTCCCGGATCCGGAAAGACCACGCTGCTACACGATCTGATGTGCTGGATCATTTGCCGCAACCGTGCGGTTCGTTTGATCACCGGATCGGTGACTATGACGCTGGCCAAGCGCAACCTCATGCGCGTGCGACGTTCGCTAGAGCGTGTGGTGCCGGAATTGGCCGACGAGGCGCTGTTGTCGCGTGGACTAGCGGTTGACGCTGAGTCAACTCTGGCTCACGACTTTGGCCGGTTTAAACCACTCGACAAAGAACTGTGGACCAACGAAGCGTTCATCGTAATGCAACAGGAAGAGTTCGGTGCGATCTCCGAAAAGGAGCCGACGCTGTCAGCGTACGGTATGGACTCTGGTTTTATTGGTGGTCGTTTCGACGGCTGTTTCTGGGACGACCTTGTAGATCCCCGCAGAACACGCTCGGCCGACATGAAAGAGCAGATGCAGGACTGGTACCAAGACGTAGCTGAATCACGTCTTGAACCTTCTGGTATGATGGCTCTTATCGGTCAGCGGCTTGCAGCTGACGATCTCTACCGTTTTGCTCTTGACATGGAGCAGCCTTTAGACGACGAAGAGGACATGCTGGACTCCGGCATGACCGAAGAAGAAGTCGCGGCCCTGCGTAGTGACAAGAAGTACAAGCACCTGATCTACAAGGCCCACTATGAAGAAAAATGCGACGGTTCGCAGCATAACCGAAATTCTGCCCCATACCCTGTCGGGTGTCTCTTGGACCCTCGGCGTCTTAGCTGGAGAGATATTTCTAACCTCATGGCTAACCGAGGTGAGAGATTCGCAGTCGTCTATCAGCAGGAAGATCTAGACCCCTCAGAAGTACTGGTCCGCGCCGAGTGGGTGTGGGGTAGTTCTGAGCACCCCGGTTGCATTGACAAGGACCGTGATCGCTGGGATATCCCGCGAGGGCTGAGCGCCAGAGACTGCTTGGTGATCGCAACGGCCGACCCTAGCCCGACAAATTTCTGGTCGATCCAATGCTGGTTATACCACCCAGAATCCGGGCAACGGTTCTTACTCGATTTGATCCGCCAGAAAATGGAAGCGTCGGCCTTCCTGGACTACAACATTAACAATGGCATGTACACCGGGATTATGGAGGATTGGCAGCGGCTCAGCGAGTCGTTAGGGTTCCCGATCCAATACTGGATCGTTGAGTCCAACGCCGCCCAGCGGTTTATGTTGCAATACGATTACGTCAAGCAATGGCGTGCAATGCGCAACGTTGAGATCATTCCTCACAACACAAACGCCGTTAATAAGACCGACGAAGTGCTGGGTGTGACTGTGTTACAAAGCCATTACAGGTTCGGTCGTGTAAGATTACCTGGTAGGGGCGAGGGTAAAACTTGCTCGATGAAGCTTATTGACGAGGTAACGAAGTATCCGAACGGCACCCGTACGGACGACTGCGTTATGGCGCAATGGTTTCTTGAGTGGAACCTCCCGAACCTCTATTTGCCTAAGACTGGCGTTGGGCATACCTGGCGCCCGACTTGGGTAAAGCAGGCACGTCTAAATTCTAACTTGAGGTTATAGTGGCCCTTTCCTACGACAACAACGAGGCTGCCAGCCAGATTGTCGTTATTTATCAGGGACGCCGGCGCGACCGGGGAGCCCTGTTTGGCCGGATGGACGAGATCCGACGCCATTACAACGGTGACATTATTGTTCCGCTGCCAGAGCTGGACGACATGGAAAAGCCGGCGATCCCCAACTTGATTGCTCAGGGCATTGACCAGTTCGCCATGCGTGTAGCATCGGTGATACCAGACATTTCTTACATGCCTGTTCGCCCTGGTATTCAGACCAGCGAGAACAAGGCTCGTGACCGCCGACTGGCTAACGTCGGTTGGTGGGACATGAACAAGATGGGAACCAAGATTCGTCGCCGTTCCCGCCACTTGACCGCCTACGGCATGACGATTGTATCGTTGTCGCCTGTATCGGTTGACGACACGGACAAGCGGGAGATCCCGCACTGGCGTGTACGCAACCCACTATCTGCTTACCCGGCACCGATGATCGATCCGGACTCAATGGAGCCAAGCGACTGCTTGTTCGTTGACCGTCGCCCGCTGGGCTGGATCAAGCAGAACTACCCACGTCAGGCTTCGATCCTGTACCGTGGTGACAAGTCGGACACCGACATGTTTGAGATCCTGGAGTACCAAGATGCGATTGAAACTGTACTGGTTGCTGTTGGCGCTGAGAAGCCCAAGGCTACTTCCTACGGTGCTCCGGAGACTGGTCGCGGGACCGCCCCGCACATTATCCTCGAACGGATCCCCAACCGAGCAGAAATCTGCCCAGTAGTAGTAGCCGGCCGCATTACCCTTGACCGGCTTCAGGGCCAGTTCGACCAGATGCTGGGAATGTACCAGCGCCAGGCCAAGCTGGACGCCCTCGATATGATTGCCAGTTTCCGCAACGTCTTCCCCGATGAGTGGATTGTTAGCACGTCTAACAGTCCAACCAGCCCACGCATTGTCCAGGAAGCCGACGGTAAAGCTGGCATCAGAGGAATCGTGGATAAGGGCCAGGTGCAGATTACGCACCTGCAACCCGGATCTACGACTAATGATGCGCTGGACCGACTCGAGCGAGCTCAGCGCGTCACCGCTAGTTTGCCAGCCGAGTTTGGTGGCGAATCGCCTACTAACGTTCGCACCGCTCGTCGTGGCTCTATGGTTATGTCGAACGCTATCGACATGCCCATTCAGGAATACCAGGAGATCCTGGCGTGCTCGCTTGAGCAAGAGAACCGTCGTGCCGTCAAGATCATGAAGGCTTACTACGGCAACAAGCCAAGTATGTTCTTCATGGGATCAGACGGTAACGTGGTGCGTCCGGACTACACGCCCAACGAAGCGTTCGAAACAGACCTGTCCTACGTCAAGTACTCCATGCCCGGAGCCGACGTTAATGGTATGGTTATTGCTATCGGACAGCGCGTTGGTACTGGAATTATGTCAACTCAGACGGCACGCGAGATGGACCCTGCCATTGAAGATCCGATCCGTGAGCGTGACCAAGTTGAAGTAGAGTCGCTGCGCCGTGCGCTATTAGCCGGCATGGAAGCTCAAGCTCAACAAGGAACGCTGGACCCCTCGATCATTGCTCGTATTGCTGTGGCCAAGGCTGAGCGTCACGTTACGCTCGAAGCCGCTGTGCAAAAGGTCCACGAAGAAATGCAAGAGGAACAAGCTGCGCAGGCAAATACACCGCCAATGCAGCCGGGGCAGATCACACCAGAATCACAACCTGGTCTTGCGGCTAGCCCAGAGAACCCACCGTCAGCAATGGCAATCGGTGAACCACCTGAGCCAGAGGCAAACCTGAGCCAATTACTTGCTAACTTGCGTCGTCCGGCTCGCTTTAGTGCGGCAGAACGTGCGTTAACACCCGGAGGTTAATAGATGCCACGTGGACGTGGGGGTGCTCGATCCGGCACTCCAGGAACTGCTTACGGTAATCGTACCGATCTCAACGCCAAGATGCCGGTACAAACGGCAACCAACCAGGCGTACGGTGTAGCTGCTCAGCAACGTGCAGCACAACGAGCAATTCCAGTTGCCGCGCAACCAGTGCAAGGTGCCGTCCCGGACATGGGTCCGCAGGTTGCCACTGCTCCTGCTGCTCCTGCTCCTGTGCAATCTCCGATGTTCGCACAACAATCTCCAATGGCCGGCGTCATGCCAGGCGATCTCAAATTCATGGAGCCTAGCGAATACCCGGATGAACCGGTCACCGTAGGTTCGCCGTATGGTCCAGGCCCCGGACCAGAAGCGTTAAATGGCCCAATGCGCAGCAGCCTTGCAGAAACTCTCATGATGGCTGCTTCTCAGCCAGGCGCTGATCCCTACCTACTCGATGTTGCCCACGCTGCTCAAGTCCTAGGTTACTAATGGCTGAGATCAACCCATACGACCGTGGTTGGTCAACGCAACAAGCCTCCGACACCAACAAGCAGTACAACGAGGCTATCCGCACGTTAGCAACGGGGGCGCCAGAGTTACGCAAAGACCCAATTACGATTGCGTCTTTAGCCGGCGCCAATGGGCTTGATCCCAAAGAGGTAGTTAAGCAGATCCGTGTTGCAAAGATAAAGGCAGCGCACCAACGCTCGCTATGGGGCAACATTAGTCATTTTCTGTTTGACCCTTCTCAAAGCGTCCAACGAACGGTTGATCAGCTTGATCCGTTCAAAGCATCGAACTATGTTGACGCATGGCACACTGGCGTTAATTTTGCTAATCACGCCGGTCAAAGTATTTGGGATCTTGGTGCCTCAACCGTCAAGGGTGTTGCTGGTTGGTTTGGGCAGTTTGCTCACCCAAGCCAATTGCTTAGCAATACGGCAATTGCTCCAGGTCACTTGAGGGGCATGGGCCCTGATTGGCTTAAGGTGTTCGAAACGCCCTTTCTTCAAGGCGCAACCATGGCCGGCGACGTTGCTCAATGGCCGGCCAATACTCTTGGTTACTACGCTTCAAAGATTCGTTCCGAAGGGTATGGGGCCGCTCTTGGAGATGCCTTTGCTCCTTTGTTGTTAGCGTTTGCTACCGACGGGATTATGAGCCGTGCCGTTGGTCGCACCGTGAGCGCGAGCGAAGCCGCCGACATGAACACACTGCTGTACGCAGACCGCATTAACCAACAGATTGCCGCTGACCGAGAGTTTGTACAAGGCGCCAAAGACTGGGCCAGCATGAGCAACGATGACATGCACAAGATTTCGCTGGCGCAAAACCGTCTGCGCATTTTGTCGCCGCAAACTATTGACCATGAAATTATGGAGCGGTTTGGTCGGAGCAAGAGCGCATTTGACCAGCATATTTACAACCAGCTCAAAGAGCGGTACGGCAGCCACATTTTTACCCAGGCCGACATTGAACGTCTGGCTATGAGCAAGGATCCGTTTGACCGGGAGCTTGCCGAAACGTACCGACGCATTGGCGAAAAGAAGTGGGATCCATCTGACATTCACCGTGAGAATCCATTACCTCACGCCGGTGAATACGCGGCTAGTAATTCGAAGTGGATTGGCGATGCTTTGCGTGTCGGGATCAATGGCATGCGACGCTTCAACAAGATTGTCGGGTCCGTGCCGGCGCAGGTTTTCTACATGGGAACGGCAGCACTTGCCAGCGAAGCCGACCCTGAACTGTGGGAAAAGACCAAGATGGGCACCGTTATTTTGCCCAATGGCAAAACCAGCACGGTAGGCGATGAGATCGCCAACCTGTTGAATAGTGAGCCTGGGTTCTTCCACGACATTATTGCTACGATTTTTAACCTTGACCTCAACTGGGTAGTTGACGATCCGCTGACCAGCATGCTGCGCATTAAGGGATTGGCCAAGGGCGCGTACGGATACACGGGAACGCTCGGTGAATACTTTGGTGGCATTGGCATTCGTCACGCCGGCGACGTTCGCCGTGCCTACTACCAATACGCCAGCGTCCGCCGTGCCGTGGATTGGATGGCCACTCACACTGGTGCTGAGATCATTGAGCGGTTCAAAAACGTGTTCCCCGCAAAGCTTGCTCACGATCTTGGCAAAGCTTCAACGCCTGACGGCATTATGTCTTTGCTGGAGGAAGTCAGCCAGGGCATTGAAATGGTGTTCACTGAGATGCCCGTTATGGGCTGGTGGACGGTTTTCAAGACGGCGTTAGTTGGTGAACTCGGTCACAAGTTCGGTACCCTTGGTGGCCTGTTGGAACGTGAAATTGGTCCGACGCTTGAAGAAGCACAGCAGGTGCTAGAGCAGACCGGTATTGACGTTCTCCCCAAGAGCATTACGTACCAGACCATGAACGCAGCCGGCAAGGCACGTGTTCTGTTCCGCCAACGTCTGCGCAAGCAGTTTATCGAACGGGCGCGTTGGCTCAACGAGCGCACCGGCGTTGAAACGGTTAAAGCTATTGCCGTTGGCAGTGTTAATGCGATCCCGTCCATTATGCACCGCATGGAGGAAGTCAACGTTCCCCGCCTGCGCGCGCGCGCGTTTGCCGATCAATTGCTAGCAGCGGCTGCTGATAAAAACTGGATTGCGTATAAGCGAGCGTACCGCTCAGCGATGTACGAGGTGATCACTCGCGAGATCGCTCCGATGATGCCACGAGCAGAGTTTGAGCCTTTCATGAAGAAGATCGAAGAGTTCGTATGGGCTCTAGTTGACGACATGATCGGCGTGGACGGTGCTGGTCTAGACGGTTGGTATGTTGCAAATAGCAACGAAAACTGGAACTTGGTGCTGCGTGACGATGGCCAGATCCGTGCCGCTGGTATTGCAGACTCTCACCTAGGCACACTGTACTTGCCCGAGTCGTTGAAGCTACGTCGCTTGCAGCGTCAGCTTGCTGTCATGGTCACCGAGATGACCTCGTCGGAGGCCGAGAAAGCCCTTACGTCGATTCTCGATACTGAACAGCACCTGCTGGAGTTGGCCGAAAAGTCGTTAACTGAAAACGTTGAAAAGGCAACGCGACGCTGGCAGCAGATATACGCCAAGCGTATTGCCCGAGGGTCAGCAGCATTCGGCAACGAAAATTACTTCAACGGCTTTAAGCGTGCGTTCAAGCACAACATGGAGCGTTACTCGGCTAAGGCTATGGGCGAGACAATGGCCGGCCTTAACCGTGCGCAGCGAATTGTTGTTGTGATCTCCCAGATGCAGAAGGATCTTTCCGTCATTGAGCAGATGCTGGCGGAACGGCTGTCGGGCGTAGAGCCACGGGCAGACATTCTGGCAACTCAGAAATTGCCTGGCGACGTTCGCTACAACCCCGTGTACCGCAGCACAGATGTTGCGAGCGATGAAGAAAAGCAACTGTACCGCGAAGTGGACGAACTCGAAGGAGAGCGTGAAGCTATCCGGACAATGATGGCCGACATGAAGGCTCGCATCAACGAATCCCCCATGAGCATGAATGAAGTTGAACAACTTGCTGAGTTGAGCGCCGCTACCACCAAGCTCGTTGGCGAAGCCAAACAGGCCTGGGTAAAAGCGTTCAAGGAAAAGTTTATTGCCCGTTCTGAGGGCAAAGCGTCGTTGGCCGGCATTCGGATTGCCGGTAAGCGTGGTTTGCGCAGCAACCGTGAGATCATTGCCGACTTCTTCCAGTTTTACATTAACAACCGTTACTTCAAACCAATGGCCCTTACTTCTCCGGCCTGGGCTGCTCGCGTTACTACGTCCGAGTTGTTGGTTAACACCCTGCGCCTAGGTGGTTTTAATTTCTTCGAATCATGGGTAGCAACTGGTATCGCTAAACAGGAACTTCGTCTTGGCAAAGAGGCAAGGTTGCCGGCCGAAGAGCGTAACTTGTTAAAGCAGGTAATTGCCGGAACCCTTCTTGGTATCGACCGTGGTTTGATTGGGATGATCGATGACCCGCGCAAGGCACGTTTGGTCCAGGACGCCGTTGATCTATTCGTAGCAAACGATGGCCACCTCAAGATGGGCGTGCACAGCCACCGTGACAGCGTTGCTGACGAAGCCAAGGAAGACTCAGTAGTTGAGGCAGCGTTCTCTATTGATAAGAGCGGAGAGGTTCAGAAAGGCAGTTTCCGCCGCGGCGAGCACCAGCGCATTGACGCCAGTGCCGAGGGTGCCGGCACGGCTATGCACGAGTCGATGATCCGTGCCGCTAACGACGCAGTGCTTGCCCCGATCTCCCGTTTTTACCGGACGTTGCTGCAACAACGTGGATCAGAAATCTTTGACGCTAACGCAGCTGCGGAGTACAACTCCATTTACAAGAAGGCCATATCGATCCTTGAGGCCAAGAAGAGTTTCCGCCGGCGCAACCAAATTATCGAAGAAGAG